GGGCAGGTAGGACCCGCGCTGGTCATTGCTTGCGTGTCTTCATGGCATGATCGAACGCTTTGCTAAAGTTTCGCTGCAATTTTTTGCGCACGACCTTGCTGCCGTCTTCGAAGAACATATATTCCTTAGTTATCCGAACGCTCTTATCTAACGTATATAACAGATCAATAGGCAATCGCTTCTCCCCTCGACGCTGCCATATGCCACGCTTTCCGCTGGGCATCTCGGCGATAAACGTGCGCGGTTTTTCTAACAACTGCCGGGGTCTATTGGCTTCTCCTATCCTTCCGGTGCGCGTTCGCTTGGCCTTCATCTTGTCGGATGGGATGGCAATGTTCCCGGCACGTGGTCGCTTGATGCCACCCTCGGCGTGCATCTTCAAATTGCCACGATATAGCTGTCGCACTTTGACTTGCGTGACCGACGCTTCCAGTTTCCGCTTCGTGGCTTTGAATACCCGAAAAGATTGCCCAGCGAACTTCCTGTTCTTCACATCGAACGCACGATTATATGTTGGCCCTATCACAGTCTTTCGCACTTGAAACGCCGTATCATTCAGCGTTTGCGCGAATGCAAATGGCAACTGCTTGCGCTGTACGCTGTTCAGCCGTCTTTCCAGATCGCGATAGTTGCTAGATAATTTGATATCCATCAGATGTCCGCCTTCAGCCGTTCGAGATATAGGATAGCATCCATCAATTCTTCTTGCACGTCTTCGATCCACTCCATTCGAGACTTAGTATTGTCCTGCATCGTCATGCCATAATGCTTGATCCCGGCTGCTGACCTGCGTGAAAACTTATCTATCACATTGCCAACAACCGGATCAGGCTCATGCTTCACCATTGCGCGTCTGATTTGACATGACCTGCATTCGCATTTGTATTCATTCATCCTCAACCTCTCCAGTTCCGTTGCACGTTTCACATTCGACCCATTTAACGCGATAAGCCATCCGCAATACGCTGGAAATTCTCCGACGCATCGCCATATGCGCTGCCGCGATCAGATAGCGCGACTGTTACGTTTTGGAGCAATTCAGCCCTGTTCATCTTCGATTTCTCCATATCCATTGCATTTATCGCATTCGACCATACGCGCCGCATATCCTTGCCAGGGGCCAGCCGGGCCGACGCCGCCCACCGTGTACTCGATCTCGACGCGCCCTTCGCCGTCACAATCGGGGCAAATCATCGCTGTGCCCTCGCCCGCCACTCAGCTTCTGCGCGTCGAGTGCAGCGCGGACACGCATCCAGCCCGCCGGCCTCAAATTCAATAGGGGCTTGCCCCGCGTATCTGCGAACGACCGTGTAAACGGGGCGCTCGATCATCCCGGTGTCCTTGCAGACGGGGCATTGGTCAGAAGGGTATTTCATCGTCAAGCTCCTGCTTCATTCTAGCATCGGTGACCTCAGCGTCCGGCCATAATTCCTTAACGCGGAAAAGCGAATCAGGAATCAGCTTCACAATCTCGTCGATGTGAAATCGCGGCAGATCGCTCGGCAAATATGAGATGGATGCGCCGGAGTTGAATATCGCGCATTTCCCGCGCCCAGGCCGATTGACGATCCAGACAGCCTCGCCGCTGGGTCGAATGCCGCGCTCCCTTATCAGCGCGTCGATTTTCAGCCAGCCACGATACATGGAATTCGCAGCAGCAGCGATGGACGGCGCATCATCATTGCTTTCAATGAGCGCGTTGAGTCGGTCTCGCTGCGCCTCAAATTTCTGCCGCCAATCATCCGGGACCAGATCGAGCATGGACTCACCCCAGATGGTCTCCATCTCAAATGCAACTAAATCTAATCGTTGTATCGCTACGGACGCATCGTCGGACGGACAGGACAGATATATATATCTGTCCATGTCCGTCCGTCCCGCGTTTTGCGCGGTTTTTTGTCCAGATCGTGTCCGGCGCTTTGTCCGGTTGCCGTTAAGTGCTTGTTTTTCCTGCATTGTCATTTTCCCATGATGTCCAGAAATAGCCTAATTCTGTCCAGCGTGTGTCCGCTCACACTTCTACGACCTGATTACGGTTTTTCATCGCCATTTCGACGTTCCAGACATAATTTCGCCTCTTTTCGACGATGCCTTTCTCAACTAAGGATTGTGCGGCACGAGCGAACGCCTTTCTGTCAGCATCGGCACCGGATTGCGAAATGGTCATGTCCAGCGCAACGGCGCGCCACTCATCTTCGGTTACGCAATGCCAGTTCACGCCCTCAATAGCCGCCGGGCGGCCATGTCTGATCAGGGCTTCCGTTAGCGCGTCAAGCACTCGTTTTTGCGCCGCAGAAATACTGCTGCTTTTGGCTTTAGCTGGCTTCTCATCGCACATCTCTAGCACGATGCTGTCCTCGACATCGCTCCACCATTCCGCCTGGAATGTGATCTTTTTGGACCGGAACCAAAGCGGATGGATTTGCTCGCCATCCTTCTGCTTCTGCACGTCCATCTCGATCAGATCGCCTTCATGCCTGGCGACAAATATCGACGCATCCAGCGCCCCTATGAGGGCCGAGGAGCCGCGTCCTCCGCGTGCCCTGTCACCATCCTTGCCGGTATGATGTATCGGCACTACAGCGGCCTTAAAGTGCTCTTTCACGCGGTCCATTTGCGCGATGGCTTGCCCGACAGCTTGTGCAGAATTTTCGTCTGCATCGCCCTGCATGGATCGCGCCAGCGTGTCAAAAACGATCATTTTGACCGGCATATCGCCGCGCATGATATCGATGGCTTCAATCAGTTCATCGACATCATCTTCCTGCATTAGGTTCACAGCGCGCGGTACTATCAGCAGCGGCGCGTTTGGCTCTAAATTATGCGCCTTGTGATAGGCCAGCAGTCGCTTTCGCAACCCGCCGACACCTTCTCCGGCGACCAGCACGCAACATCCTTGCTGCGCCGCCTTATTGAACCAGTCTTGCCCATGCGCGATGGCGCACAGCATCGACAGAATCAGGAAAGTCTTGCCGCTGCCTGAAGCGCCATAAATCATGGAGAGCGAGCCCTCCGGTATCAGGTCCTGGATCAGCCATTGTACCGGCTGCATCGACATGACTTCCTGCATCGACATGACCGGAAGCGGAGTCGATACACGCTGCAACGGGGCTGTGGCTTGCACGATGCGCTTCAGATCATCGATGCTATGCGCTTGCAGCCAATCAGTCACATCGCCTTTTTCCTCCAATCCGGCGAGTTCGACTAATTTGATCGCGGCCGCCTTATTTAGCAGTGACGCGGCGACCTTGTTGCCATGTTCGCGTCCGGGGTCGTCATTGTCCGGCAGTATCACAACGCGCCGTCCGGCGAGCCATTCTGCGTGTGTCTCGTTCCACGCTCCAGCCCCGCCATGATTACAGGTCGCGACTAAACCGTGCGCCTCAAGCGTTAGTACATCTTTTTCGCCTTCGACGATAAATACCGGCGCATCGGCATTAGACACAATGCGCGGAAGATGGAACGGCAACGGCTTGAAGTTGGGGTCGTCCTTCGGCTTGCGCCCGTCTGGTAGCTGCTGCCAAAATGTTTTGCGCGGCCCCATGCGGTGCACGATATAGGCAACGCTGCCGTCTTGCCGTTCGTATTGATAGCTCGCGACGATTTTCTGCGGCTCGTCTGGACGCCGAAGCATAGTCATGTCCTCATGCCTGGGCGTGTATTCGATTTGCTCGCCGAAAAAGTCGTTCAGAAATTTCTGCACCGCTCCCGGCGCATAACCGTCGGTTATATTCTCCTGTATTAGCGTTATTACACCGCCGCCCTTGCCGCTTTCGTGGTCGAAAAATCTTTTGTTATTGCGGTCGAGCGACTTGCTTTGATGCGAGCCGAATCGGAGTTCTTCTGGGGTCGCGCGTGTCGCTTTTCCCCAAAAGAACTCCGCAATCGCCTCGATGTGATTATCGAGGTTCTCCATGTCGCCGCGCGCTAGAAGATATCAGCAGAAGCGGCCGTAGGTTCCGGTGCGACCGGCAAAGGAGGCATCGCCGGGACGGCGTCCACGGATGCCGGAGCATTGGCCCAGCCTTCGAGCGTCATGCTAGGCACATTGATGCGCGCAGGTCCGACCTGCATCGGGCTGCTGCCGTTGATCGCGATCACGGCCCACTTGCCGGGGTTCTCTGCCGCACCCTTATGCACAGCCTCCCAGATCGCCTTGATGGCTTCGCGCGCGGCTCGGCTATTACTCTGCCACTCTCGCTGCCCGTCGATGGGCGCGCCATACTTAGCCGTGACATAGGTCATGACCGAAAACGCGGGCTTATGATCCGGGGAAGGCTGCTGGATTTTGCTGCCCGGAATTTCCGCCCAGACCCAATCTGGCGCAACGCCCTTCTCGATCTTTCCGAATCCGGTTCGAATGGAATTCGGATCAATCAAAATCTTCGACAACGCGCAAGCCGATCCATCGACCTTAAACGAGTCATCCTGCGATCCCCATGTCAGATATTCGGCGGTTCCGCCGCCTGTCAAAAATTCAAGCATTACGCTTCTCCTTCAGATTGATCGGAAGCGCCGATCTCGCCTCCCGGTCTCGCCGGAAACTTTTGCGGTATGCCAGCCCAATTCAGCAGCTGGAACCAAAATTCTAGGTGCATGACCACAAGCGTGCTTTTCATGTCGTCGCGAACGAATAGCACGTCGGCCGCATCGTTACCCTGCGCCAGCGCCTCATATAGAGATGTGCGCTTGCGCTTCGTGCGCTTGCATTCCCCAATTATGCCCGCTATCTGCACGTCACCTGGATAGTCCCGCAGCGCGCCGGAGAGCGGCGTTTTTTTGGCGTCAATCCCGCGTTCGATATGCGCTGCGACGATTTCGCGCTCATATCCCGCGCCCTTGTTTCGAGAGCGGCGACCGCTCATTTTTCCGCCCTTTTCACGCGGAGCGCCCGCCGCAACACCTTATCCGCCATCGCAGACATGCTTAGTCGCTCGATTTCCGCTTTAGAAATCAACGCCTTAACGACATCTTCGGACAGATACAATTTTTTTGCGATAATTTGCATTTTTTCCTCTTGGGGACTTTACATCCCCATCGATAAGCGGGTACTGTCCATATGTAAACGGAACAAACCGAAACACGGAGAACGACATGTACACGAACGTAAAGAACCTCCCCGCCGACCAGACCTACTTCACCAGCCACGGCTACAGCGACAGCGCGGTGTGGGTCGTCGTCAAGCGCACCGCTAAGACGGTCACCCTCGCTCACGTCAACTGCAAGCGCGATCCCGAGTTCAAGCCGGAGTTCCACGTCGGCAGCTTCCTCGGGCACTGTTCGAACCAGTCCGATCAGACGTGGTTGTTCGACAAGATCGAGCCCGACTACACGATCACCGCGCGCCTCACGAAGAACGGCTGGCGGTCGAAGGGCACGAAGCTCTCCGAAGACCGCGCGCGGCGCTTTTACGATTACAATTTCTGATCGAAACCCACCGGGGGCTTCGGCTCCCGGCATCAACTGAGGAGAGAGACGATGGCACGCAAGCATACAGCCGACTACATCTTCAACACCGCCACCAGTGACGCTGGGCTGAACAAGGCTGACGCCGCCCGGTTCCACGCCTTTAACCCAAACGGGGTTGTCGCCAATCTTCCAACTGATTTTGGCTTGCCCAACGGTGCTTGGGCGGCGGGGTGCGAGATGATCGGCGGTCGGCACACCAGCTACCACGCAAAGAAGATTGCGGACTACGCAACGGGGCGCGTGCGCTTCACGCGCTGGGACTTGGATTACGCAATTAAGCGCGCCGCAGAAGACGGCGCAACAGCAGTGACGGCTTTAGAGCGTAAGCGCGCTGGGATTGCCGCCTAATCAACCCGCCGGGGGCTTTGGCTCTCGGCAATATCACGGAGAGAAAAAATGACCATAAACGACTATACCCTCAACCAATACGCCGCCGACGTGGCCGGAGAAATCATCCGCGAATGTGGCGGCGATTGCGAAGCCGCGCTTGATATGGCGCACGAAAGCGCAAACGGCAGCGAATGGGTTCTTTACTCGCACAAGGCCCACGAGCTTTGCCAGAATTGCGACACGCGGAGAGGTGATCAATTCTACGCTGATTGCGGGCCTATGCCGGACGCTACATATAACCGCGTTGCATGCATCGTCGCTTATGGCGAACTCGTCGCACGGATCGAAACGGCAATCAACGCGCAGATTAATGAAGCGGAGGCCGCACGATGATCCGCCATGCTTACGTTCGCACCATCCGCAGCCCCCGCCGCAACGGCTGGATTGCCTTGTGGAACGAGTACCGCCCCAAGCGCGCCGACGGAGTGCCCGACATGCGCTTTTCGCCACGCTATAAGGGACGGGAATTGCACATAGGCCCAAATGGCGAGCGCCGCTATTATGTGCGCGGCGTTCTTCGCGCGGAACGGGGGGCCGCACGATGAAGACCTTTGACAGCTTGGACGCCGCTATGGCCCGCCATCATAGGGACGGCGGCTACCTGTTGAACCTTGGCGGATTTCCCAAAATCTACATGGTGTGCGACGAGGGGACAGCCCTCGACATACGCAGCGCGGCAGAACTGGCTGCGCTCGCGCCAACGTATAGCGAGGCCGCACAATGAAACTCCGCACCACAGCCAAAAACCTGCAAGAACTCCTAGACGCCATGCAGCGCGGCGCATTCGACGACCGGGAAATGTCCGGACTGCCTACGTTTGGCGGATTAGAACCCCGCGACACCAGAGAAATCTGGTCGTGGGACGAAACCCACGTGATAACCGGCACGCATCCCGGGGACTACACAATCGAAAAGAGGGACGCACGATGACCCGCGCAAAGCTGTCCCGCGTCGATACGCTCTATATTTACGAACGCTTATGGGTCGCGCTTGATTGCGAGGAGCCCGACGAAATGTGCCGGGAGCTTTCGGAATTGATGGCGGAGCTTGCCACAAATTACCACGCTGACACGGGGCACCGTATCGGCGAGGATTTGGGGCAATACGTTGTGGAGGCCGCACGATGAAAATCTATTCCCTCGCCGCGCTGGTATTGTTTCATGCCGGGCGACATCCGGCAAATCGTCGCGGCGCACATTGCGTCCGGCGCACAATGGGAGGCCGCACAATGAAAAACATACTCGCAAGCATCAAGAGCAAACATGCGGGCTGGCACATCAAATTTGACCGCCGCATAGGGCAATGGCTGGCAAACCCAACCGACAAAAACGGAAACTGCGACTTTAACTTAACGATCGTGGCGGTCGATCTGCCGGAATTAGAAAGCAGCATTGACTGCTATTCCAAGCATAGGAACGGATATTAGGATGTGGAGAATGATTGCCGATGCGATTTTTGTGGTCGCGATTTTTGCCCTGACATTCATCGCGCTGGTGATGCTGCCATGACGCACCAGCTTTTACAAAATGTCAGCGTGACGGTCGTTCGCGATGGTCAAGTATCACAAAAACCCGGCATTATTATCGCGCGCACATATGAGCAGCACCCGCGCTACGATGTCATGTTTGAAGACGGGTCGACGATCCGCAACGTAACGCGAGAGGAGATGATGCAATAATGGAAGTGAAAAAATATATCGGCAAGCTGACAGATGACGCGGTCATGTCGTGCAGCAGGTTGCCAGCATTATTCGGCTTGAGCCCCTGGTCGTCGCCGAATGATGAATTGAAAAAATCAATGCGCGCACTGGGCGTGAAATTCACCGATGATCATAACGTGTTCACCGGAAATGAGGCCGCGAAGCATGGCAACGCTTTGGAGGGCTACATTCTCAAAACTGGCGCGGAACGACTCGGGCTGGAGGCTGATTTGGAAATCACCGAGCGCATAGAGTCGTCCGAAATTTCCCTGCAAGGCTCTCTCGACGGCATCCTCTACGGCGATGGGCGCGTTTTGACGACCGACAAGGACGCTGGAATCTATTGCTATAATGCCGAAAGCGTCACGCTAGATGGCCCTGGTGTCGCAGAGGCAAAGTTGACCGGCGCGCCGCCCGATGACCAGCCAGCGCCCTATCGCGGCCCGATCCAATGCCAGGGGCTGCAAATATGCGGCGGATATAAATGGCATGCGATCTTCACACTTTTTCGAGGAACGGAGTTAAGGATTTTTGTGGGCGCTACTGACGCCGCCATGCAAGCAAAAATCAGGGCGGAAGTGACGGACTTTCAAAGTCGCATCGATCTCTTCAAAACAGACGGTGTCACCGATTGGTACGCAGCGATGACGCCCAACGATGCCGCTTCGATATTTGCCAAACCAGAAAGCGACTTGCCGGAGCTAGTGCTTGAGGGAGATATCAACGAGATGGCGATTGAGATGCTTTCTTTGCGGCGCAAGAAAAAAGAAATCGATGAAAAGATACAATCGCTTCAAACAATGATCATGGATCATATGGGGCTGCACGAAACGGCATACGCTATGCACGGAGATCGCGCTATAGCCCGCCTGACTTGGCCGATGACCCCAGCGTCAAAAGAATATGTTGTAAAGGCGCGTCCATCTACGCGCGGCAAGACGCTTCGCATCAAGGAATATCACGATGCTTAAATTCCCGCCGACCCCTAAACAGAAAGCGTTGCTGCAATTCATCGGCGAATTTATGCGGGAGAATGATTGCGCGCCGACTTTCTCCGAAATGTGTGCGGGCATAAACATCAGCTCACGCGGCAGGATACATGAATATCTCGATGCCCTCGAAGAACGCGGATGGATCAAGCGGCTGCGCGGCAGACAACGCGCTATTGTGTTGATTGACGACTAGTTATATATTCTAGCCGTTCTCCCTGTCTCTCCTAGGGCGCATGGCAAAAATCGCTGTGCGCCTTTTTTTTGATCGGAAACTAATGTCGGGACTAAAAAAATATACTTTGAGCCAGGCACACGAGATGTGTGACCTGATGGACGATGGGCATAGCGCCAGCGAGGTCGCCGCCAAATACGGCATCACAAAAGGCGCGCTGCTGGGGCTGCGTAATCGCATCGGGCGCAGTGCGAAGGTATCAGAATCATCAATGCGTAAGAAGCCAATGAAGCCGACCAAGCCGTGCTTGCGGTGCGGCAGCTACACACCGCGCGATCCAGCGATGCGTATCTGCGACCCCTGCAAAGCTAAAGAGTGCTTTGGCGGCATTGCCGCAGCTTACTGATAGAGACCTAATCCAACGGCGGCGTGATCCAGATGGTGCGTTTCTCCTCGTCTACATAGGCGAGGCGGACGCCCATCTTTTTTTGCAGCGCGGTCCTCTTGCGATGAATGCGATCCGGGTTCTTCCTGCCGGGATTGATCCGCTTGCGATCTGCCTTCGAGTCGAACAGAACTACCTCTCCGGTCTGGCTGTCGATGGCGATCAGGTCAGCCGGTCCCTGCTGCCCGATGGGCGTAAAAACGAAGTAGTTATTTCTGATGAGATGCTCGCGCAGGATGGCTTCACAGAGGACGCCGACCTGCTGCTTGTGGTGCATTATACCGCAAGGTCGCGCATGCGACTGATGAGACGCGAAGCGCGGTTTGGAACCTGACTCGCCCACAAGCTGCCCCGCATCTCATCTGCCGCCGCAGCCCAATCGCCCTCGACCACGGCAGCGCGGAAGCGCACGAACTTCTGGAATCTCGTGCGGCCGAGATTGAACATCATGTTCGCGCAGATTAGCTGCACCTCGTCCGGCAGGTCGTCCCAATTCTCCAGCGACCACTGGCAATCTGCGAGCGCGGTTGCAATGTCGCGCGCGAGAAGCTCGTCGCTCCGATCCTGCGTGATCGATGTGTCTTCCGGCCAATCATATTCTGGATCGGTCGGCAGCAGCTTATGCCCGACGCCGCACGTCTTGTATTTCGCCGGGCAAATATAGACGGATAGAACCTCGCCCTCGTCTGCCTTCAGTTCGCGCATCAGATCAGCGGTGTTCATCGCCCTTGTCCTCGGTACTTTTTCCAAGACGCCCGTTTGCGCTTATTCTTCGGCTTGGAATTTGGGCCATCGCCGATACTCGTCGCGTGCATATGCCGCAGCGGCTTCCATGCGACAACGCCGATACCTTTTGATTTCGTTGCCATTATTTCGTCAACCCTTTCTGCTTCTCGTATGTGCGGAGCCCGCCGATGCCGAGCAGCGCGCCGAGAATGTAAAGCAGCGAATCCATATCGAATGCCGGGACCGGTAGGTGGAAGCCCCATAGCGCGCCCGCCCACTGCAC